TTGAAAGAAACTCCGGGTATTAACCATACCCGGAGTTTTGGCAGGGTGTTCCAACCTGTCCTGGCCATGCATTTATCTACGGATATTTGCATGACCCGCTTTCTATCGCCCCAACAATCCCCTTTGTAACCACAAGCTTTACTCAGGCTAGCAGCCCGACTAGCTGTTTGGAAGAAAAGGCTAGGGCACACACCAACAACACCGACCCCACTGGTCGAAGGCCGCTTGGCAATAAGACTGGTGGAACAGGGTCGCCTGTAGTTGTTTGGAACATTCTTTCTAATGACTTTGTCAGCGGTGCTACTCACACCGTAACTCTTCTACCCTATCCCCACGCTTGTGGAACTAGGAGGGGATGAGTGATTCAAGTAAGTACTGTCAGAATGGTGAAAATGATCTGATTCTGAAACGCTATGGATCCATCGAAAGATGGGGCTACACGCCTGCGGAACAACACATGGTAACATGTGCCCCAGGGGCCGAAAGCCACGGTGATAGGATCACCCGTGTAGTTTGAGATCATATCAATGTTCATAGTCTAGTAAGATGATTTGAAATCTAACTGAGCTGATGGCTAACTGCTTGTCTTATTGCGGCCTAAGGATGTCCTGCAGGTACCTTTAGATAACCTTAAGAGACTATTGATCTGAGCAGGAGCCAAAGTGGTCTTTCCCAGCTTTGGTTAAAAAACGTCTAAGCCGCGGCAGGGGGCGGGAGGCCCCCTTTCCTCCCAAAACTTAATATTGATTGTATGGTGACAACTGAAAGACATATCGACATGGCTTTCCAGTTTGTTTCCGTGCGATCCTTTGAGTGCTACATCCTCAAGACTAACCACCAATCCATCATGTACTGGATTTCCATCATCAACAATAATGGTAAGTTGGTAGCTGTCATCAATTTGTCTAGAAGAAGAAGAGTCAACCAAAAAGCTAAACAAACTGGTGCAAATGTTTCCAAACCATCATCAGGCAATGTACCAATGGGAAACCATGTACAGGGAATGGGAAATGTGGTCACCAATATGCATTTAAATTATTATGGAACCAATTATGCAAATGCTTCATCCACAGCAACCCAGGTGATGGATCCAGACAAATTCACAAAGCCAGTTGTTGATGTCCTGAATGGCCCAGCCCTCAAATCCCCAAATGTTGAGGAATTGGGTTACTCAGACAGGATTCTCCAGTTAACTATGGGAAACTCCTCCATCACCACCCAAGAATGTGCAAATGCTGTAGTTGCATATTCACATTGGCCTTCAAAATCAAAGGGCATGGGAGAGGCTATTGATAAATCAACAGAGCCAGGACCTGCTGCATCTAGATTCTACACATTGGATTCACATGAATGGACAGCTGGTGGATTCAGCGGGGTGGCATTTAGGTTTCCTGAGTGCATTCAAAATCTTGGAATGTTTGGCCAAAATATCCATTACCATTATCTTTATAGGTGTGGATACTTAGTACATGTGCAAGTTAATGCCTCAAAATTTCATGCAGGGGCACTCCTTGTAGTTGCTATACCAGAATGTGAAACAACAGGGTCCATGGCTGCTGTATATAATATAAATGATCAATGGCTTCTTGATAATCCTATAAGTCAATTGACAGTGTATCCACATCAGATAATTAATGTGAGATCTAATAATTCTGCCACCTTAATTCTCCCATATGTGAGTCCAAACCCAATGGAGAACGCAGCAGCACATAATCCTTGGACAGTGGCCGTTATTCCAATAGTCCATCTGAATTACGCCACTGGTGCATCACCATCTGTACCAATTACTTTGACTGTTGCCCCCATGGAATGTCAATTTAATGGATTAAGAAGCTCTGCTGTTTTCCAGGGTTTTCCTGTAACAACAACCATTGGTTCAGGTCAATTCATAACTACAGTTAGAGACAATGGTATACCCATCTATCCAGAATTCCAAGCTGATATTTGTCATGACATACCTGGAGAATATAAAAATTTTCTGGAGGTTGCAAGAGTGGGTACATTCATGAAATTGAGTCAAAACCTTTTGGGTGTTTCAATAACACCATCCTTTACAGCTGGTCAGAAAGTTTTTGGTTTTCCTATTGATTTTGATAATGATGCATTCAGGCCTACATATGTTGCATTATTGTCTAAATTTTATATAAATTGGAGGGGTAGTCTCAAATTAACATTGACATTTGCTGGTGCTGCGATGTGCACAGCCAAATTGGTGGTCTGCTATACACCCCCAGGGACACAAGAGCCTGCTGACAGAGAGGAAGCCATGTTGGGAACATCTCTAATTTGGGATGTTGGATTGCAATCATCATGCACACTGGTTATTCCCTGGATTTCTGAAACACAGTTCAGGCTAACAACAGGTCAGACAAGGGCATCAGCCACCGGTTTCGTGACTTGCTGGATGCAAACAAGACTGGTGAACCCCCCTTCACTCCCAGGTGGAACAAGTATTTTTGCTACACTTTCTGCTGGTGATGACTTCTGCTTCAGAATACCTAGTGATAGCGGGTATTTTCAAGGACCAAATGGAGATACAGGAAGAGATGTCACCGGGAAGGTTTCCACCAACAAACAATTGCCAGTGGTTGATGAAACAACAACATCAGCCCCTGTGGCCCAGGTTGGGACAAGTCCTGCTCTTACAGCTGTTGAGACAGGTGAAACTCCTCAAGTCTCGGCAGCTAGTGTGATGGAAGTTAGGCAATCTTCAGTGCATTTTTCAGCCCTTGCTACTTCTGTAGAAAATATGCTATCCAGGTATGCCATGATATATGAGGGAGATTCAAATGTTTATGTATCCAGTGATGCCAACACCCTACATGGAGTTGCCTTTAGTGTTCCATTAACATTTGATTCCATTCAAGCCACAGCTGCAGTGAGGGCCAAGTTTTCCATGTCAACCTACCTGAGGTTTGATCTGGATGTGGTTATGATGGTTGAAATTCATAACTTTGGAGATTCAGAAATAAACAGAGGAACCTATGCCCAGGATGCACAACCATGGACATTTCAAGCAATATATTTGCCTCCAGGCATGCCTGAACCACCATTGCAGCTGGCACAAATTGATAGAGCATCACCTCAGTGGTGTTATCCTACTACCCCCTCCATCTATTGGAAGAATACAGACCCACCTGCTACCTTCAGGGTACCATTTGTAGGGCTTGGGTCAGCATATGTAGTGGCCTATGATGGTTATCCAAACCTGGATGGGCAAGGCACATATGGTGAATACCCAGGAAACACCCTTGGGAGAATCTGTGTGCGTCCATGTTATAAATTGGCTATACAACAGTCTGGTTCATACAGATATAATATTAAAATCTTTTCCAGACCAGTGAATGTGAGATCATGGATGCCAAGGCCCATTAAGACCTATAAAACTCAAGGAAGGGTTAGAGCAATGGAAGTGATGCCTAGAAGGAGAGTTGAAGAGAAGAGAGTGTCTGAGATCAAAGATTGGATGGTCTGGGAAACACAAAAGCTCCCAGTCATTGAAACAGCAGATGGGCCAATGCATGTTATCCCCATCTCAGAAGAGCTTGTCGTCGCCCCATACCATTGGGTACTTGCAGACTGGCATAACAATCAGAGAGAGCTAGTTTGGGCTGATTCAGACAGAGATGTGGTTTGCTTCAAACACAAAACTACTCACCAACCCAAACTTTGTACCTGCAAGAGAGGCTATTGGACTGCCAACATGTGCATGTTTAACACAACAAAGAGAGCCAGATTCTCTACTTGGGTTGAAGGATTTGAAGTTGAATCTGAAACAAGAGGTGACCACATCCAATTGGATGCAATCCAAATCTCAAAACCAATACCTGAAGGATGGTGTGGGTCTCCTCTTTTCTGTGAACACGGGATTGTGGGAATGGCAACAGCTAGTACTGATTCATCCAGCTTCTTCACCCATATTGCATCAATGCCTTTTGTCAAATTCCCTGGAACAAGTAGATGGGATGCTGAGGAACAAGGACCGAAAGAATGGTTCTCAGGTATTGTTGCAGAGATGGGAGCAGTCTTTGGTGATGGCTTCGGGGATTCTGTGAAAGAACAAGTCAAGGGATTCTGTGGCAAAGTGAAAGAACCAAAAGATTCAATTGTCAAAACTTGTGTCACTTGGCTGATTAAAGCAATTTGTGCATGTGTCCTCATCTCAAGATCTTGGAACCCTGGTGAGACTGCAGCCTGTGTGGGAGTCATGATGGGTGTTGATCTTCTAGCAGGATCCCCCTTTGAATGGGTCAAAAATCAGATCAAACATGCTCTTGGATTCAATGAAGTAGAAGAACAGGGTTTTGTTGATTGGGTAAAGGATTTCAATGCTTGTGCCTCAGCAGCAAAATCCCTTGAATGGATTGGCAATAAGATTGAAGAATTCATTGATTGGGTTAAGAAACTACTCCAAAAAGAGTCACCAGCAAGGAAAAGATTCAACCAAAGGATTGAAGCCTTCCCAGATCTCATGTGCTCAATTGACAAAATTGTTGAAAACAGAGGGAAATATCCAGATGACAAGATCCAGAAAGTCATTGCTGAGATGAAGAATCTAAAGAAGGCAGCAGACTATTATGGGTTGAAGGAAAACTCCTTTGCTACCAGACAAATCATCCATTACTACAAAATTGCTTGTGACCTTGAAAAGGGCATCACTAAAAATAGAGTGGAGCCAGTTGCCTTGTGTGTTCATGGAGGTCCAGGATCAGGAAAATCCCTTGCTACCCAGATGCTTGGAAGAGTAATTTGTCAACACTACTGTGGGAAACCATACTGTCTTCCTCCCGATCCAAAACACTTTGATGGGTATGATGGCCAACCTGTGGTCATTATGGATGACATCTGCCAGAACCCTGATGGAGAAGACATGAAACTTTTCTGCCAAATGGTTTCCTCAACAGAATTCATTCCACCAATGGCAGAGCTTGGTGATAAGGGCAAACACTTCACCTCCAAATTTGTACTTTGCTCAACAAACATGAATCAGCTGTTTCCACCTACAGTTGCTGAACCAGAGGCTATCAAGAGGAGATTTTATCTAGATCTTGATATTCAGATTAAACAAGATTTCAAATCTGACCAAAACAGACTTGATGCCTCAAAAGCCTTGGAACAGTGCACTGGATGTGCCAAACCCAATGTTTTCCAGAGGTGCTGCCCTCTCATCTGTGGCAAGGCTGTGGTTTTCAAAGACAGAAATTCCAACATCACATACAATTTGGACCAGGTAGCATCAATGCTAATGAGAGAAAGACACAAGAGAGAAACAGTTGGAGACAAACTTGAAGCTCTCTTCACCAAGCCAGTTGATGACATTGATGCATACTGCTATGCATGGAAGCAGGGAGGAGATGAAGAGGAGGAATCACATGGCTGTGAGATCTGCCCTAAAGATACATTCCATCATAAGAAAATCCATGTGGATGAGATGGCATGGCTTGAAAGTGACTTTGATAAGGAAGCTTGCATTCTCAAAACATATGATGAAATGGCAAGAGAGGGAATGAAGAACAGAGCGCCATGCCCAAAAGAAATTCAGGATCTCCTTAGAGCAGTACCAGATCCCAAGATTCTTAGCTATTGTGAACAACAAGGCTGGATCTTTCCAGAGGACATGAAAAGGCTTCATGTGAAAAGGGAATGCAATGAATGGGCTGTATGGGCTCTTAGAGGATTGAGTGCTCTTGCAGCAATCTCCTCTATTGTTGGCACAATCTACCTGATCTATAGATTGTTTGCCAGTCAGCAAGGCCCATATGCTGGTCCAACCCAGAAAGTACTCAGACCTCCAGTTCCAAGAACTGTTGTTGCCCAGGGTCCTGACTATGATTTTGCAACTTCTCTGCACAAAAAGAGTCTGTTCCCCATCAGATGTGTGAATGGCCCATTCACAGCTCTAGGTCTAAAAGGTAAATGGCTGGTCCTGCCTAGACACTGTGTTGTGGGAGAGGAGATCACCTTGTGTGATCAGGAATTCAAAGTGCTTGACAATGTAGAACTTGAGTGCAAGGAAGGGAAATTAGAACTCAGATGTGTTAAGATTGACAGGCCAATCAACTTCCCTGATATAACAAAGAGAATCCCTAAGAAGTTTGTTGAGACACCAGATTGCATTCTTTGCATCAACAGTGAGAAGTACCCTACCATGACTTGTCCAGTTGGGAAAGTAAAGAATTGGGGAAAACTTGTTCTGTCAGGCAATGTCACATGCAGAACTCTAAAATATAATTACCCAACAAAGAGTGGACAGTGTGGGGGAGTGGTGACCAAGTGTGGTCAAATCCTTGGTATCCACATTGGAGGTGATGGAGCAAATGGATATGCAACTGCAATCTACCAACACTATTTTGATAAATTGGATGAGGCTGAGGAACAGGGACACATCATCAACATCCAACAAACCAAAACACCAGTGCATGTGTCAACAAAAACAAAACTTCAACCCAGTGTGTGGCACGACATCATCCCAGGCAAGAAAGAACCTGCTGCACTCAACCAAAAAGACAAGAGACTTGAGGTGGATCTTGACACTGCTGTCCTTTCCAAATATGATAATGATGATTATGAAATTGGTGTGAGCAAACACATGAAGGAGGCAGTGGCAGAGTACACTGAGAGGCTTAAGTCAATAATGCCAGAAGATGTCACTGAAGGAATCACCCTGGAGGAAGCTGCGTATGGTATCCCCGACCTCGAAGGCCTTGATCTCAACACAAGTGCTGGATACCCATACACATTGAATGGAATCAAGAAGAGAGATATCCTTGACCCAGAAACAAAAGATACAAAGAAACTTCAAGAATGCTTGGACAAGTATGGAGTGGATTTGCCTTTCATTTCATACCTAAAAGATGAACTTAGACCATTGGAAAAGATCAAGAAAGGAAAGACAAGAATCATTGAGTGTTCAAGCATGAATGACACAATCAGAATGAAAATGATGTTTGGAAAGCTTTTCCAGACAATGCATCGCAACCCAGGAACAATTACAGGCTCAGCTGTGGGTTGCAATCCAGACACTGATTGGACAAAGTTCAGAGCAGAGATGCATGATTCCATCATTGCATTTGATTATTCTAACTATGATGCATCTCTGAACAAGGTCTGGTTTAAGTGCCTGAAAATGGTGCTAACCAACCTTGGTTTCAAAGACCTGGGGCCAATCGACCACATCATCTACTCAAAACACATCTACAAAAACATTGAGTACGATGTTGAGGGAGGGATGCCATCAGGCTGCTCTGGAACATCAATTTTCAATTCAATGATCAACAACATCATCATCCGAACCCTGTTGCTGGATGCATACAAGGGAATAGACCTGGAGCAACTGAAAATGATTGCTTATGGAGATGATGTTGTAGCCACATACCCATTTCCGATTGACGCAGCGTCACTGGCTGATTGCGGCAAACGGTATGGGCTGAAAATGACCCCCCCTGACAAGGGGAGTGAATTCAATAATGTAACTTGGGAAAATGTAACATTCCTAAAAAGAAGATTTAAACCTGCCAAACACTACCCTTTCCTTATCCATCCTGTTTTTGAGCAACAAGAACTGCTCGAATCCCTCAGATGGACTAGGAACCCTGCGGCCACACAGGAGCATGTCCGCAGTTTGTGTGAATTGGCATGGCATTCAGGAAGAAAAAGCTATGAAGAATTTTGTAATCTCATTAAGTCCACAAATGTGGGAAAGGCCTGCATCTTGCCTACCTACATTTCCCTGAAGAGAATGTGGTTAGATCAATTCTGAGCTAATTGGCAAAATAGGGGCAATTCATTGCTCCTGAACCCTATTTTGTAGAGTAAAAATTTGAATTGGATTTTTAAAAAAAAAAAAAAAAAAA